AATCATACTAAATAATTAATAAATAATATGAAAAATAATAATAAACACACAAACAAGTCTAATGTCAAGCAATGGGACTCGACTCAAGGGTTCCGATGGAGTTTAAAACTCTTTCGGAGCTTTTGCCGGGTCTCAGTCTGACTACTTGTAAGTGAACATACACACCTTCGTGAAGAGTTTCAAAAACTACCTACTCGTATTGAACGGTTACTTACCCTTGGTGGGAAAAGTTTTACCGTAAAATACTTGAAGGAAGCTCATAGATTAACTATGAAAACTCTTGCTGGTGAGAGACCTGAACCTTCTTCCGAAGTTAGGGTCTCTATGCGTCGTGGGCTACCTCTGATTATACCAGGAAGTCTCCGCCTTTTAATAGAGGCTAAAGATACTAGTATAATCAAGTATACCCTGACTTTGCTTTCAGTCTTTAGAGCAATACCGGCCTTTCCTAAACTAAAGTTGGAGACTATAACTAGTCCATCAACAGGTGTTTTAAAAACACTTCCTGAAATAGGTTTAGCATTCCGTAGCCTAGAAACTTTTCTTAAGGGAAACCTTAGTAATAGTTATTTTAGGCAAGACACAAGTCTGTTTACGGTTGGAAGGGACCTGGTACGATCTACCTCAGCTGGACCGAACCATAAACTCCAGTTAGTCGCGTATCCGACGGATGCTTTAGCATTCGCCGAGAAACCTGACTTACTTAAGTGATTTAAAGTATTTGCGATAAATACAAATCACAAGGATTTATGGGAACGGCTTCGGGACGACATCAAATGAGCTCAACACCTTCCTACAGAACAATCCCAAGTTAAGGGATTTTCCAAGGAAAAGTGGTTGGACTCTTTGGGGTTCAACCGCGAAGATTCCAAGCTGAACTTAGGTAAATTAGCTTTGAAAGAAGAAGCAGCCGGTAAAGTGAGAGTGTTTGCCATGGTTGATGGCTGAACTCAAAGTGTACTATATCCTCTCCATCGTGCGTTATTTGGTATATTATCCCAAATTCCACAAGATGGTACTTTTGACCAATTGAAGCCTGTTCGGCTCCTAATGGACAAAGGTTTGGAGGAGATGTATTCCTTTGATTTAAGCGCGGCTACTGATAGATTACCGATAGCTATCCAAACCGATCTGTTATCCTTGTTATATAATAATGAGGAAACAGCTGAGGCTTGGGCCCGATTATTGGTGGACCGAGATTACATTCTCGATTCCAAACAATTTCCGGATGCTAAAGGTAAGTATCGTTATGCCGTTGGTCAACCTATGGGTGCACTCTCATCTTGGGCAATGTTAGCTTTGACACATCATATGATAGTACAAATAGCAGCTCTTCGAGTTGGCCATATTGGCTGATTTGAGGACTACGCTGTACTTGGAGATGATATTGTTATTGCTAACAAAACTGTCTCACAAGCGT